ATGTAATGGCAACCAGGCAAATGTATATGGATGGGGACAATTCTGTAGTTGTCCAAGTTGGTAACCTGTTTAACCAATATTATAATAAAACTGAAACTGACTCAATAATTGGTGTATCAACTGTTGGTTTAGCATCTACTGAATACGTTGATCAACAGATTTCTGGCGGTGCTCTTCCTTCAAGATCAACTCTAACCGGAACGACTGGAGTTGTTAATGCTGGTGACACTACTCTTTTGACTATCAGCGGCTATAAGACATATGCACTACAGTCAATTCAGGTAACGCAGGCATCTTGGGTAAGGATTTACACTGACCCAGCATCTAGATTAAATGATTCTAGTAGATTATATACAGAGGATCCACAACCAGGATCTGGATTGATTGCAGAGGTCCGTACTGAAACTTCTGGAACAAGTACATTCCTCATGTCTCCTGGTGTGATTGGATGGAACAATAATAGTACCAGCAACATCTACGTTGCAGTCACAAATAATGAGTCATCGAACTTGACAATTACTGTCAATCTACAAGCAGTTCAAATGGAGGCCTGATGACCAAGTATGTAGTCACCGTAAAAAAAGGCACCGATATTAATGCTTTTTATAATGAAATGGAGACTGCTGGAGGCAGTTCTACAATCCCTGACAGGGAAGTGACTTGTTATGATAGGAGACCTATCAGTAGGAATACTGGTTATGATTTGGAAGATGGCGAACGTGAAGAACTACTAAATGACGATAGAGTTCTTGACGTTGAATCACAGGAACTACTTGATTCTATGATAACTAAACCACTCTGGACCCAAACATCAAGTGATTTTGATAAAGAATTCATTCCTACTACTAACGATAAAAATTGGGCGTTGTTTCGGTGTATTAATGGAGATACAATTGTTACTTGGGGTTCAGACAATGTGCCAAATGCACCAGGAACAAGAACAATCAAAACAACATCTTCTGGTAAGAATGTTGACTGTTTAATTGTTGATGGTCATTTGAACCTAGACCACCCAGAGTTTGCTGTCAATCCAGATGGAAGTGGTGGAACAAGAATCAATCAGTTTAATTGGTTATCTTTGACAAGTGTTGTCACCGGTGGTGCAAATAGTAATTATGTTTATAGATCTGGTTCTGCATTAAACAATCCTGATGATAATCATGGAATGCACTGTGCAGGAAATGTAGCAGGTAATACTCAAGGATGGGCGAGAGATGCAAACATTTACTATGTAAGTCCATATGATAATGGTGTAGGTGGTAATCAGTATCTATTTGAATATATTTTGGAATGGCATCAAAGGAAAGCAATCAATCCTGCTACCGGAAGAAGAAACCCAACCATTTGCAATAATAGTTGGGGTACATTTTATCAGATTGATAGAGGGAATGTTGTAAGTAGTACGTTCAGAGGACAAACATCAACCAATGTCCCATTTAGTGACATTGCTTTGCAAGAAGTTGGTATTCTAAATTTTGACGAGTTCAATATCTACGTTACAGCATATCCCTCATCATTGATAGCAGATATTCAGGATTGTGTTGATGCGGGTATTATTATGGTAGGTGCTGCTGGTAACTCCTCAGAGAAGATAGATGTTGAGGGTGGTATTGATTACAACAACTACATAACAGAAAACGCTTTTGATTATTACTATCACAGAGGTTCTTGGTCAACATCAGCGTCTAGATTTGGTCCTGATGGACCTGGACAGAGACTTTCTATATGTGTAGGTGCAGTAAGTGCTTTTGAGAATGAAAGAAAAACAAATTTTAGTTGCTGTGGTCCTAGAGTTGATATCTATGCACCAGGTGACAATATTATGTCTGCCTTAAATGATGGCAGTGTCAATGGCGGAACTATACCAACTACACAAGATCCAAGATCTTCTGGTTTTGTTAATGGAAAATATGATGGAACAAGTATGGCATCACCACAAACTTGTGGTCTTATTGCTTGCTTGCTAGAGAATTATCCAAATATGAACCAAGAAGATGTCAGACTATACATTACTGAGCGTGGTAAGAAAGAGGGTCAAATGTATGACTCTGGCACACCATCTGATCCTGGGTTATTCACTAATGACGAATCACTCCAAGGTGGACCTAATTACTATTCATTCTATTACAAAGAAAGACAGGAAGAAGGTGAGTTATTCCCAAGAACAACATACAGCGTAAGAAATTCTGAAACTGATGGTGTTAAATACCCTAGAACCAATACAATGGTTACTAAAAGATCCTGATCATACTCTAATAAATAAGTAAAAAAACTATCATAAAATGGCGGCAATAATTACTGACCAGTTTCGTATTTTAAATACAAAGAATTTTCGTGCTGGCGTTGCTGCTAGTGAGAATTCTTATTATACCTGGATTGGACTACCAAATGCTAGTGAGGTTGATCCCGAATGGGATACAACTCCACCTGATCCTAGGGATTGTTTTGATGAAGAGAATAGTTATTGGGATACAATGATTGCTCTCAAGAAAATCAATGAGGGTGATATTAAACAAGTAATTAGAAAAGTTGAGTGGAGATCTGGTGTCACCTATGACAGATATCGTAATGATGTAAAGGCAGAAAATCCTTCAAAACCTTCTGGTGCAATCAATCTATATGATGCAAATTACTATGTTTTAAACTCTGACTATAGAGTTTATATCTGTCTTCAAAATGGAACAGACCCTGAGAATCCTTCTGGTAGAGCATCTCTTGACGAACCAAGATTTACTGATCTAGAACCAAGAGAAGCAGGGACAAGTGGTGATGGGTACGTGTGGAAGTACCTTTATACAATCAAACCATCTGATATCATTAAGTTTGAATCAACTTTCTATATGCCAGTCCCACAGGATTGGTCAACAAATCCAGATACTGCTGCTGTATATAATCATTCTGAAGAACCAAACAATCAGTTAAAGACCGTTGTTATTGCCAATAGAGGAACTGGAGTTGGTGCTGCGAATAAAGTATATACCAGAGTTCCCATCAACGGAGATGGATCAGGAGCAGAAGCAACTGTAACTATCAATAATAATTCTAGAATTGAGTCAGTTACCATCTCTAGAGGTGGTGATGGATATACATTTGGAACTCTTGATTTAGAAAAGGGTGGTGTTCCTGCTGCTGCAACTCCTGCAACTTTTGATGTTGTCATTCCACCTCAAGGAGGACATGGGCATGATATCTATAGAGAACTCGGAGCAAAGACTGTCTTAGTATATTCTAGAATTGAGAATGATGTTGATAATCCAGACTTCGTAACTGGAAACCAGTTTGCAAGAATTGGTATTGTAGAGAATCCAGAAGCAGAAGGGTCTTCAGATATTCTCCAATTGGATAAAGCAAGTGCTCTTTATGCTCTTAAGTTAGCAGGAATAGGATATAGCAGTGTTACTATTCCTGCGGATAGTTATATTACACAAACTATTGGTGCAGGCAAAACTGCTGTTGGTCGTGTTGTTGCATATGATGCACAAACTGGTGTCTTGAAGTATTGGCAAGACAGATCTATGGCAGGATTTAATACTGATGGAAGTAGAGGTCCAGAACCAGAATATGGATATACTTTGAACGAATTTACAGGATCACCTACCTCTGGCGGCGGATTAACTATTACCAATGACACTCTCACTTTAGATATCGATAACACATTTGACGGCCGATCAGTCGTAATAAATAGTAAAACATATAACTTGGGACAAGAATTTACTCAAGGTGTGTCTCAACCAGAAGTTAAAAAATATTCTGGAAACATCATTTATGTTGACAACAGACCATCTGTTACTAGGTCTCCAAGTCAAAAAGAAGATATAAAAGTCATTCTGCAGTTCTAAGAAATCATGCCACAGGAAACGAATCTCAATACATCTCCTTACTTTGATGACTTCAATGCATCGAAAGAGTATTACAGGGTGCTATTTAAGCCAGGATATCCTGTACAGGCAAGAGAGTTAAACAATCTTCAGTCTATTCTTCAGAATCAGATTGAAACTTTTGGTGAGCATTTTTTCAAGGACGGCGCAAAGGTAATTCCAGGAAACACCACATATTCTCAGTATTATACTGCTGTAGAAATTGAGAACTTATATCTAGGGATTCCTATTAATCAATATACAGACCAACTCATTGGTACAACAATTTCTGGAAGAGACTCTGGAGTTACTGCTGTTGTAAGTAAGGTTGTTGATTCAGCACTTTCTGAAAGAGGAACAACTATTCTTTATGTAAGTTATCTTTCCTCTGGATTTGATAACACTGCAGAGACTTTCTTTGATGGAGAACTTCTAACTTGTAATGAGATTCTATCCTCAAGCAACAGTATTATTAATAGTGGAGAACCATTTGCATCTACCGTTGCAAATAATGCAACTTCTGTAGGATCTGCGTTCTCAATTTCTAACGGAATCTACTTTGCTAAAGGAACGTTTTTAAACGTATATAATGAGACCATAATTCTTGACCAATTTACAAATACTCCTAGTTATAGAATTGGACTTTTCATCAAAGAAGAACTAGTCACTTCTGATGATGATCCAACACTGAATGATAACTCAAGGGGTTATACTAACTATTCTGCACCTGGTGCAGATAGATTGAAGATGACTTGTCGTCTCTTCAAAAAGGGTGTTGATGACTTTGATGATAATGATTTCGTTGAATTGGCAACGGTTCAGAATGGTGTTTTAAGATCACAAAGAACTAATACTGATTATAATCAACTGGCAGATCAGTTAGCAAAAAGAACTTACGCAGAATCTGGAGACTACTATACAAAACCATTTGATACCACTCTTAAAGAATCCCTAAACAATCTAGAGGATAATAAGGGTATCTTTAATATTAATCAACTAACCTATAGTGGTACAACTCCAAGCGAAGATTTAGGAGTTTATAGAATTTCTCCTGGTAAGGCATTTATCAAAGGATATGAAGTTGAGTCCCTAGGAACTGAGTATCTAGATTGCCCCAAACCAAGAACTACTGCATCTGTAGAAGATCAAGCAATTGAATTCAATACAGGTACTGGTTTAAATCTCAATAGAGTATATGGAGCACCTGAAGTTGGATTTGGTACGAGTTACTATGTCCGATTAATGGATGAGAGAGTTGGTACTGCATCAACTATTGCTGCTGGTGAAGAAATTGGATATGCAAGGGTTTATGATTTCAAATTAGAAGGTGGAAGTTATAATTCATCTACCCCAGACACAAATGAGTGGTCAATCTCACTATTTGATGTAACTACAACAACTGATCTTATTTTAAATGAAAATATTGATCTCACTGTTCCAACTTTTGTAGAAGGAAAGAGAAGTGGTGCAACCGCATTCATTAAAGAACCAGTTTCTGCTGGAAGAACGGTTACTGTATATCAAAGATCAGGTGACTTCCTTGAAAATGAAGCATTCGTTTTCAACGGAATTTCAGACAATAGAGTTGCAGTAGCGATTACTAATCATACGATTTCTGATGTTAAGTCTATTGCTGGTGCTGTTGGATTTGCTAAAACCTTCACCGCAGACGTAATTCAATCTGTTGGAGCAAATATTGGTTTTGCTACAATGACAGCAGAGAGTGCTGGTGTCAGTACTGTATTTGCTATCAACCCTGCTTTCCCAGGTTCAACAAAGATCGGAGACATTGTAAGATATACTAATAGTACATCTTCTTCTGCAGATCAAGCATTTGCTGCTGTTGTTGGAGTTACTACTTCTTCAATTGCAATTACAGGAGTTACTACGGTTACTGGAGTATGTGATGGTGCTCTTCCAACTCAAGCAATTTCAGTCTCAAACTTCTCAGTTCAGACCACAAATGTTGGACAGAATTACGACAATTCTCTATACACACCTTTCCCTAAGAAAAATATTGATGAGGTTGTTCTAGATGAAGCAGATCTAACTATCAGAAAAGAATTTACGATTAATATTGTCAATAATAGAATGGCAACTCGCCTTGGTGCGGGTGCAGATTCAAACTTTGAACCATATACTGCTCAAAGATATCTGTTGATCAGATCCGATGGTCAGACTGAACCATTGAGTGATGATAAGATGAAATTCACCAATGGATTCCAGACTCTTGACATTGAAGGTCTAGGAGCAGATGATGTAGGAGCAACACTAGTTACTACAATTAAGAAAACTGTTGTAAAGGCAAAAGAGAAGTTTAGAAATAGAGTCAATTCAGTTGTTGTTGATAAGTCCAGACTTGATTCTTCTGGAATTGGTAGCGATACTTTAAATGATGGATTACTAACTGGAAACTTCCCTTACGGAACCAGAGTTCAAGATAAGATTATCTCTCTCAATACACCAGACGTTATTGAGATTCATGGTGTATTTGAATCTATTGGAACCAATGATCCATCAGCACCAACATCTGTTCTAAGAAACATTACTGGACCAACAGCAACAACAAGAGATGTTATTGTTGGAGAAAGATTGATTGGATCCCAAAGTAAGTCAGTTGCAATTGTTGCTGAAGTTCTTACTGATTCTGTCATCACATTTGTACCTAAGAACGAATTTAACTTCATCGAAGGTGAGCAAGTATCTTTCCAAGAGTCCAATATTACTTCCACAATCAACCTAGTTAATTCTCAGAGTAGAAATATTACTCAGAATTTCAACTATTCAAATGGTCAGAAAGAAACTTTCTATGATTTTGGAACTATCAAGAGAAAGAAAGATGCAGATCCACCAACGAATAAACTAAAAGTATATTTTGGCAGCGCATATTATAAGTCTTCTGATGATGGTGATATCACCATTGCAAATTCATATGCTGGTTTTAACTATACAAGTCAAATTCAAGCAGTTAATGGTAACAGAAATACCGACATTGTTGATATTAGACCAAGAGTTAATGATTACAACCCAGCAGAAGATGATAGATCTCCACTTGAATTCTTAGGAAGATTCTTTGATATTGCTAGCAACTCTGCTGCTAATATTGTTGCTTCTGATGAAACCATTAGAACTACTTACTCTTATTATCTTGGTAGAATCGATAGAGTATTTGTCTCAAGAGATGGAAGATTCAGTGTTAAGTATGGAATTCCTGCAGAAGTTCCAGAAAATCCAGTAGGAGTTGAAGATGCGATTGAGATCGCAAGAATTAGTCTCCCAGCATATCTCTATAAGGTTGAAGACGCTGCTGTCCAATTCCTAGATTATAAGAGATATCAGATGAAAGATATCAAGAAACTTGAGGATAGAATCAGGAATCTTGAGTACTATACTTCACTATCAATCTTAGAAGTTAATACTTCCAATCTATTCATCCCAGACGATGTTGGACTCAATAGATTTAAGTCTGGATTCCTTGTTGATAACTTCTCAACTCTTCTTACTCAGGAAAATACTCTTCCACTTAAGAATAGTATTGATATTAGAAATAGAGAACTCAGAGCACAACACTATACTACTTCTGCAGACTTGATCTCTGGTCCAGTACAGAATGTTAGCCCAGATCTAGATCTACGTTTTACTCAACCAGAAGGAACTGGTATTGTTCAGAGCAATGGTGTTGTTACTCTTGACTACACAGAAGATGTTTGGGTTGAACAACCATTTGCAACCAGAACAGAAAGTGTCACTCCTTTCTTGATTAGTTTCTGGACAGGTGTTATGGAATTGACTCCTTCATCTGATACTTGGGTTGATCAGGTTAGACTTGATGCCCTAGTTATTGATGTCGAAGGAGACTTTGCTGAAACTATGGCTATTGCTTCTAGAGAGCAAGGTGTTGATCCACAAACTGGATTGGGACCACAAATTTGGGATTCTTGGGAGGATAACTGGACGGGAAGTCAAGTGTCTCTAACTTCCTCTCAGTGGTCATCTTCTTGGAGTTCTGGATGGGGTGGTGGTACTACTACCTTCCAAGATACCTTCCAGACAACTACTGACACTGGTATTGCGACCAGAGAGGGAACACGTCTTGCTATTGTTGAGCAGTTTGATCAACAGTCTGTTGGAGATAGAGTTGTAAATCGCAACTTGATCTCCTTTATGAGATCTAGAAACATTCAGTTTGTATCCCAAAAGGTAAAACCAAATACACAACTATATGCATTCTTTGATGGTATTGACGTAACACAATATTGCGTTCCAAAACTTCTTGAGATTTTGATGACTTCTGGTACTTTCCAGGTTGGCGAGACCGTAGTTGGAACTGTTGGTGATGTAGGTATTCTTCCTGTTGATAGACCACTACAACCAGAAATTAGATTCAGAGTTGCACAGTCTAACCACAAAGAAGGTCCATTTAACCAACCAACAAAACTATACACAGTCAGTCCATATGATGCAAAGACTATGCAGGCAGCATATTCTTCATCTTCTACTGTGTTGAATATTGATACATTCTCTCTTGCAAATCAACCACAAGGAGACTTCTTTGGATGGGTATCTTCTGGAATGAGGTTAATTGGTCAGAGAAGTGGCGCAATTGCTACCGTTACTGACGTAAGACTCATTTCCGACCTTTCTGCAACCATTATTGGTAGTTTCTTCATTCCAAACCCAACTGCTTCTAATGCACCACAGTTTGAGACTGGAACTAAGACATTTAGTCTAATCAATAACACATCGAATGATATCAACACTGCCTCTACTGTCAGTGAAGAGAATTTCGTTTCTTCTGGTACTCTAGAAACAGTTCAAGAAAACGTTCTCTCTATTAGAAATTCAAGGGTTGATATTCTTCAACTTGCTGAAGAAAGAGCAATTTCAAGATCAAATACTGTCAGAACTGGTAGAAGAGTTATTTCATCCAGAACTTGGTGGAATCCACCCCCACCACCAGCAAACCCACCAAGACCTCGTAATCGTGACCCTCTAGCACAAAGTTTCCGTGTTAATGAAAGTACTGGAATTTTCGTAACCAAGTGTGATATCTTCTTTGCATCTAAAGATGATGGCGAGACTCCACTAATCTTCCAACTCAGAACGATGGATAATGGTCTTCCTACTGAGACGGTTATTCCACTTTCGGAAAGAATTATTTCCCCCAACGAAATTGTCATTTCTCAAGATGGATCTCTTGCAACTTCTATTGAAATGCAAGCACCAGTTTATCTAGAGGCAGGTCTTGAGTTTGCAATCGTTATGCTTTCCGATTCTACGAAGTATAGTGCTTATATTTCTCGTATTGGTGAGGAAGATCTTCTTACTCAGACATTTATTTCCAACCAACCAACTCTTGGATCACTATTTAAGTCTCAGAATGGATCCACTTGGGATCCAAGTCAGTGGGAAGACCTTAAGTTCACGTTATATACTGCAAACTTCGTTGAAGAAGGAAACATTGTATTGTATAACCCAGAATTGAGTGTTGGTAATGCACAGATTCCTGTACTTTCACCTGATCCAGTTAATACCACTTCAAGAACAGTCAAACTTGGTATTGACCAATCTTTGACTGACTCAACTATGGTAGTTGGCAATACAATTACCCAAGAAGGAACTGAGGCAAGTGGAACATATATTGGCAATGCTGGTATTGCAACTGGCGATCTTAATGTAATTAATGTTGGTGCAGGATACAGTCCTGTATCTGGTGGATATGTATATAATGATGTACCACTACTTGCTATCAGTAGTGATGGTGAAGATGCAACGGCAGATATCTTCATTGAAAATGGAGTAGCAATTGCTGCTACCATCAGAAGTCCTGGTATTGGATATTCCACAGGTGATGTTCTAGGAATTGATATTTCTGGAACAAGTCCAATTGAGGTTGGAGTTGGAGCACAGTTCTCCATTACAGGAATTGGTAGCACTAATCAAATTATCGTTGGTGATGTTCAGGGAGACTTTGTGGTTTCCACTGGATTTGCAAATACAATGTATTACACTCAGGCAGGTGTTACTACTGAAATCAATGGAACAAATGCAAGCGTCCAGGTCACAAGTCTTGACGTAGATAATGATGGATTACATTTCACCGTTGATCATAGAAATCATGGTATGTATTTCAGTGATAACTTAGTTACATTGAGTGGAATTTCTGCAGATACCCGTCCAACTAGATCATCTGAACAGGTACTTTCTACAGAAGTTAATATTATTTTTGTTGATAATACGAACTTCAATGTAATTGATCAATTTGGAACTTTTGAGAATGTAGAAGTCAGTGCAACAAATCCAGGATATGCCCTTCTTGGAAGTGAGATTATTTCTTACACTGGTGTTTCTATTGATGCTCTCTCCAATATCACTAGAGGTATTGATAACACCCTTGTTAATACACATGCTTCTGGCACCAAACTTACTAAGTACGAACTAAATGGCGTCTCTCTAAGAAGATTCAACACGACCCACAATATGGAAGATGTTGATGCAACTATTGAAGATCCAATTACATTTGATAGATACACCCTGAAGTTGGATATGAGCACATCAGGAACAAATAGAACTCTAGAAGAATCTACTGCTGTTCCCAATCTATATGTCAGCAAGACTAAATCTGTAGGTGGTTCTCTAGTCAGAGCAACTCAGAATATTCCATATGAAATCATTACTCCAATGGTTCATAATGTAACTGTAACTGGAACGAGTTTAAATGCACAAATCAGAACAGTAACAGGACAAGGAATAGATGGGGATGAAATTGGATTTACTGATAATGGATTTGAATCAATCGCACTCAACCAGAAGAACTACTTGAATTCTCCAAGAATCATTGCTTCTAAGGTAAATGAAGATGACAAATTGGCAACCCTTCCTGGTAATAAGTCTCTCACAATGAATATCAATCTAACAAGTGAGGATTATAGAATCTCTCCTGTAATTGATTTACAGAGAGTCAATACTATCTTCACATCTAACAGAGTCGATAATCCAATTGAAAACTATGCTACAGATCCAAGAGTAAATAGTATGTCTGAGGATCCAAACTCATTACTCTATGTTACCAAAGAGATGCAGTTGGATAATCCTGCAACATCAATCAGACTTCTTGTTAATGCTAATATCACACCATTCTCTGATATTAGAGCATTCTATGCAGTTGGAGATTCTCCAAACTTTAGTCCAATCTTCGTTCCTTTCCCAGGATATAATAACTTGGATAATAGAGGAAGAATTATTGATTTTGCAGATAGTGATGGAAGATCTGACACGTTCATTCCACCCTCTAAGAGACTATTATTTGAGTCCTCAGATCTAGATTTCTCTGAATACACTTTCAGTGCAAACAATCTTGCTACATTTAGATCATATAGGATCAAAGTTGTAATGACTTCAACAAGTCAAGCATATGTTCCTAGAATGAGAGATCTAAGAGTTATTGCCCTAGCATAATGGATTATACCAAAGTACAGGATCATCCCAACCTCTATCGCTCAAACGATTCCAAGTGCATCGTCAATAGCGATAGAAGTGGGTACGAGGACTATATGAGAAAAAGAAATTCTCAAACTGAAGAGAAACAAAAGATACATCAACTAGAAGAGGATTTTGCTACACTTAAAGATGATCTAGATGAGATCAAAAATCTATTAAGGAGTTTAATAAAATGAATCCAGATGAAATAACATTATCAAGTTTAACTAAGAGTTTTGAATATACAAAGATTGCCAACGAAATTGATGAATGCAATAGTATTGACATGCTGAAAGATCTGGCAAAGTCGTTTTGTAAATTATATTACAAGCAACAAGAAACTCTTGCAGTGATTGGAACATCACCAGACATCAACGGATAAATAACTAAAAAAACATGATATGGCTACGCCTACATCAAGAGACGAATTAATTGAATACGCCAAAAGGCAGTTGGGAGCACCAGTTCTAGAAATCAACGTTGCTGATGAACAGTGCGATGATATTGTAGATGATGCTCTCCAGTTCTTTTATGAGCGTCATTTTGATGGGGTAATGCAATGTTATCTTAAGTATCAAGTAACTAAAGAGGATATTGAAAGAGGTAGAGCACCTGCTCCCTCTTCTGGTGGTCAATACGGTGGAAAGACTGGAATTGGACTTACTAGTGATTCTTCCGTTATTCCCAACAATCAACCAATTGGAACAGGAACTACTACCAATTTCCAGTATCTAGAAAATAGCAACTATATCCAAATCCCTAAAAATATTATTGGTATTAATAAGGTATTTAATTTTGATGGGTTCTATGGATCGGCACATGGAATGTTTGATATTCGTTATCAAATGGCATTGAATGATATGTATGCTTGGGGTTCTATGGATACCCTATCTTATGCAATGACTAGAAGATACATGTCAGATATTGATTTTCTATTCACTCCAGATAAGCAAATCCGATTCAATCAAAGATCAGGTAGATTGTACCTTGATATTTCTTGGACTGCTCCCCGTGAAGGAGATTATCTCATTATTGATTGCTGGAGAACGACAGATCCAAACGATTACGAGAGAGTTTGGAATGATTCATTCTTAAAACCATACGTCACTGCTCTTATGAAGAAGCAGTGGGGACAGAATATGATGAAATTCACTGGAGTTAAATTACCTGGTGGTGTTGAACTAAACGGTAGGCAGATGTATGACGATGCTATGCAAGAGTTAGCATACATCAGAGAAAGAATGTCTAATACCTATGAACTTCCACCAATGGATATGATCGGATAATGTTAAATCCATTTTTTCAACAAGGATCGAAGGCTGAGCAGGGTCTTCTACAAGACCTCATCAACGAACAGTTGAAAATGTATGGGGTAGAAGTATATTACCTACCTCGTAAATATATGACTATCAACCCCATTCCAAGGGAGGTTGTTGAGTCGAAGTTTGATAATGCTTGGCCTATTGAAGCATATGTCCAAAATTATGATGGATATGATGATCCCACAACTATTCTTTCAAAGTTTGGTCTCCAGTCTTTACAAGAAATCAACTTAATCATTTCCCAGGAGAGATTTGAATTATACATCACTCCCTTGATTAAAGATCAAGCAAATATTATGGAAGCAAGAAGACCTCTGGAAGGAGATCTTATTTGGTTCCCATTGGACGATAGACTATTTGAAATTAAGTTTGTCGAGCACCAAAAACCATTTTTTCAGTTACAGAAGAATTATGTTTATGAGTTGAGATGCGAACTCTTTAGATATGAAGACGAAAAAATTGATACTGGCATTGAAGATATTGATGACAATGTAGGTATCAAAACTGATTATCCAGGAGGACCAGGACCAGATGGTGGTGGTGGCGGTGGATCTGCTGGAAACCAACTCAAACTTAATCTCATTGGTGCTGGAGATACTTCTAAAGCAAGACAAGCAACTGCTATATGTGGTATATGCTATACAGGATTTAGTACCTGTATTCCCAATAATGGCGTCCAAGAACTTATTATTACAAATAGAGGAGAAGGATACAAAGATCCACCATCAGTTATTATCGAAGAATCTGGATGTGACAATGCAACTGGCATTTCATCTATCATCTTTGGTCTCATCAATTGTGATGGAACCTATGGTGGAGGTAAGGTTCAGGATCTTCTACTTACAAATGCTGGATGCGGTTATTCCGAATCACCTTCTGTTGCTCTACAAGGTGGTGGAGGAAATGGAGCAGAGGCATATGCAAAGATTGCACCAGGAACTGTTGGTATTATTACGATTACTGATGGTGGTGCAGGATATAATCCAGCAAGACCACCCAAAGTTACATTCAGCGATCCAGGTGGAATCGGAACTGGCATTGGATATACTGCTCACACAGCAACAGGTATTGCAAGAGTTGGTCTTGCAGGAAGTGTAACCAACATCTTCTTGACAAATGCAGGTGCAGGATATACTCAACCACCTACTATCACAATCGATCATCCATTCACATATCCAGGAATCGATACCTCTGGAATTGGAACAGGAACATATCACAGAAATGAAACTGTAACTGGATCCGAAAGTGGTAATAAGGGATTTGTCAATTTCTTCCACAAACCAGAGGCATATTTATTGATTGGACCCTACGATGGTTCCTTCAAACCAGGAGAACTTATTGTTGGCGAAGAAAGTCAGGCAATGTGGCCTCTTAAATCCACAGAGATTTACAATGATTGGAACAATACCGATGAGATCAAAGAAGAGATTGAAAATATCATCGTTGATTGGACTGAGGAAGATCCATTTGGTGATTCAGAATACTAAATAACTAAAAACACATAACCATGGCAAAATTAAAGTTTGTTGCACAAGCAGAAGGAGATAGCAGTTTCACTCTAAAGGAAGTTGATATTCCTGCAGCTGCTGGTGGTCTAGGATTTAAGATTGCTCATGCATCATGGGATGCTTCAGCAGGTAATTCTTTTAATTGGGCAACTGACGAGATTGCTTCTCTTGGAGTTTCTAATGTTGTCAGAGAAAAGAAAGGAGTTTATAGAGTAACCTTCAGTCAAAATTTTTCATCAGCAAATTATACTATCACTGCTAGCACTGGATCAGAAGATTATAATGGTGTAGGTGCAAGTCCAAGAACCCTATCTGTTTTACTTGAGTCACAAACTGCATCTAGTGTTGATGTCGTATGTGAGAGAACTGACGATGCTGTAAATGAGGATAATGCGTATATGGGTATTATCGTCATCGGATCGTAACTAAATAAGCATAACGAACTATTATTAATTGAAGGTTACTGCTATGGCTGTGTGCGATAATTATTTTTATTATGAAATTATTAGGAAGACCATCATTGCTTATGGAGCACTATTTAATCAGATCTGCGTAAAACACACTAACAGACAAGACGAGATTGTTAGTCAGATTAAAGTACCCATTGCATATGGTCCAACTCAAAAATTCCTTGCAAGGCTAGAGCAGTCTCCTTCAGATCTAAACAACCCTGTTCAGATCACATTACCTAGAATGTCTTTCGAGATGACTGGTATTGTTTATGATCCTACTAGAAAGGTTACAACACCAGTTAGTTTCAATGTTCCTGTAGAAACTACAGACAAAGATGGAAATACGGTAACAAAGACTGAGAAGAAGTCTTTTATGCCAGTTCCTTATAATTTTCAGTTTGAACTTGGAATTTATACGAAGTTAAACGATGATATGCTTCAGATTATTGAGCAGATCCTCCCATACTTCCAACCAGCATATACGATGACGGTTAATCTCATCGATATGATTGGCGAATTTAAAGACGTTCCTGTTGTATTTGAAAATATCACTTTACAAGATACATATGAGGGAGACTTCACAACTCGTAGAGCACTTTACTACACACTTAGATTCACTGTTAAAGGATACCTCTACGGACCACTCTACACTGGTGGAGGTCAAGGATCTGGCGGTGCTGGCGGCAGCGTCGGTGGTGGTGCTGGTGGCGGAAGCAACATCGGTATCGGAACAGACGGTATTGTAGATGGTCCAGGATCTGGTGCAGGCGGCGGACTACCTGGTGGTGGTCTCGGCGGTGGATCACTTGGCGGAGGCGGCGGTCTCGGCGGAGGTCAGATTGGTGGAGTCACAGAACAAATTCTCAAGGCAAGAATTGGTCTTACTGCAGGCGGAATCAGCAGAACTCCTGGAAACAGAAAGATCACATATGCTGTTGAACCAAGAGCAGTTGAAAGTTACTCCAATAATACGGTTGCTAAACTCACGGAAGATATCACATTCGAGAATACAACACTCGAACTTAGTGATGTATCCAAAATCAAAGTCAATCAATACATCACGATTGGCATTGAGGAGATGAGAGTCAAAGAAGTTGCTCCTGCTATTAATAAGATTATTGTTCAGAGAGGCATGGATGGAACTCAGATTACTCAACATATCAAGGGTGCTGATGTTCAGTTGATTACTAAAGCAGACAACGCACTCATTGAAGAAGGAGATATCTTCGGATTTGATGATGAACTATTCTGATTATGAAAATGAGTAAAAACTTTGACAATCTAAACGAAGCATTCGGTCTCGATGATGAGAGTATTGTCCCAATCAAGGCCGAAACTGTAGAGGAACCGAAAGTGGTTGAAGCAGAAGTTTCACTTCCGTCTAAACCAAAACCTGAGCGTATTGAGAAAGATGACATCACCAAAGACTATGAATACACTAGGGGCAATCTTTATTCTCTAATCGAAAAAGGTCAAGAAGCAATTAATGGCATTCTTGAACTTGCTGAAGAGAGTGAAATGCCCCGTGCATATGAAGTTGCAGGACAACTTATTAAGAACGTTGCTGATGCTACAGACAAATTATTAGATCTTCAAAAGAAGTTGAAAGATGTAGAAGAAGAGACTGTTCAGAGAGGACCAACTACAGTCAATAACTCTTTATTTGTTGGTAGTACAGCAGAATTATCTAAACTGCTTAAGAAAAAAGCAGAAAATGAAGACGAATAAATATCTATATTGAGTTTAAGAATAAATGGCAGTTCAATCAGTAAACCTAAGAATCCATAGGGGTACTGACTTTAGTCATACCTTCACAATTTATAATCCAGATTATAGCCCGCGTGATTTGAATGGATATAAGGTAACTGCCAAAGTTGTTAAGTGGCCAGGTTCCCAAAGTGGGAGGTCATTTTTAGCGTATGTCTCCAGTTTTGAAGGGGGGCAAATTACTATTCAAATGACTGATTTTAATACATCCTTGCTTAAGCAGGGGAGACATTACTATGATGTTGTCATTGATGATGGATCTACTTACGGTAAAGAGAAAGTAGTCGAAGGAATGATAATGGTCGAAGAGACCGCAGGTATTGCACCTGAAGCACCAATCCCACCCGAAAAGCAAGACGACATGAGATTAGAAGATCTAACCAATGTATCTATCGTTGGTATTCAATCAAATTATGTTCTCATCTATGACGGAGTGAGAGATATCTGGCAGGCACAAGACGGTGATAATGTCCTTATTAATGCTGCTGTACCAGGGCCTCTACCTAAAGAATTTACCGACGCAATCAAAGGCGCTGGTATTGGAACAACTGCAAGACTTGGAGATCTCTCCGATGTTAATACAGTTGGACTCGGTACAACCAGTTATGATTTTGTTATTCAGTACAACCCAGATACTCAAATGTGGTTCTCTCAACCACCTGGCAATGTGCTATCTGCTGCTGGTACTGAAGGTCTCCCAGATGACTTCGTTGAAGACCTCAATAACATCGGAATTGGTTCCGACTTGAATGGCGGCAACTGGGACGGAAACAACCCATGACAAGACATCTATATTATAAATAATTCAAATCTTAATCATTAAGAGCAAATTTTATGGCTTCTCCAGTAATTCAGTTTAAGAGAGGTTCGTTTGCAAATCTTCCAGGTCTAAAAGCTGGAGAACCAGGATTTACAACGGACAGGTACGATTTCTATATCGGCTTAGACAACACCGAAGGCGGTAATAAATTTTTCGGATCAAATCGTTATTGGTCTAGAGAAGATGGTTCTACAGCATTAGAATTTTCTTTTGTAGATAAGGACGGCAATAATTCAGTTAATTTAAAGGCCCCCGACACCCTATCAGGTATTGCAACATATGTTCTTCCAGCAACTCCTGTTGCAGGAAACGTCCTAGTAACAGATGCTGATGGCAATCTTTCTTGGACAGAAAACATTAGTGCAGGTATTACGACATTTATTGTCAATAATATCGAGGTTTCTGGTATCGCAACGATCGGAAATCTATTTGTTACTGGAATTTCTACTTTCGTTGGAGATGCTGAGTTCCAAGGAGACATCACAGTAGGTGCAGGTGGTTCAGTTACTGCTCCTTTCTTTTATGGAGATGGTTCTGGTCTAACCAACGTCTCTGGGGCGATGGCAGGCAAAGACCTCTCGATCAGACACCTAGATGTTAGTGGAGTTGGTACATTTGCTGGAGAAGTTAATGGAGACTTCGTTATTGGAGATCCAACAGATGGTTCCTATGCTGGAGGAGCAA